GACGGCGAAATCAACCCTTGCAAGGCCAAATCCAGCGCCGTGATGTACGTGCTGTTGTACTGCTCGGCATAAAACTCCGCCTGCTGCAATGTAATCTGGTTTGTTGTCCCTTCGGTCAGATCGTGATCCGTTTGGATGAACTGACAATCAAAGGCGTTCGGCTTGAGCAATGCGCCATTGGAGTCATTGCGCGGAATCAGATTGTCCGGGATATACTGACGCGGACGGGAGGTGCGCATGGCGTGTACCCACTGGCTCCACGCCTCGTCCAGGGCATCAAAGCTGTCGGTTTTCCCCTCAAAGAAGCTCTGTCCGCGCCCCGGCCACTTGTTGGATTCTCGCATCTTAAACGGGATCGCCATGCAGAACGAGGGATCAAACGCAATGTTTTGGAGCTGTGCCGTTTCATCGAGATAGTCCAGCCGTACCGGCGTCTCGTCGTGAAACAACTCGTATTGGATGTAACCATAGCCGTAATGCTCCCGCAGTGTGCAGCCTTTCGGATAACGGCTGAGAAAGATGACCTCCTGAGTCCGTCCGCGCCGCTGTATCAATTCGATGCGATCGCCGTCATACCACTCCAAAATTGGAAGTTCGGACAACGCCGGGTCGAGCGACAGCTTAAACGCGCCGTCGCCGATCACCATACAGCCGTTCAGCGCACGGACAAGGAGACTGTGCAGGTGGTTTTCATCTGCGATACGCTCCCACAGATCTGGCTTTTCCGCGTCATGTGCATCGTCTCCCGATGGAAAGTTGATTGCATTGAGATCGGCAATCACCAATCCGGACAGTGTCTCGACGATCTCCTTGGGCAAGCCGGTATGAATCTTACGGATTTCCAACCCTTTGGTCGGTACGGCCGACCAGAAGCGCTGCGTCGAACGGTCCGGGAACTGCCGGTAAAACGCATTCAGCTCGGATGCGTCTCCGCGGTACCAGATGCGGTTTTGAAACGCGTTGCCCTGCCAGTCCAGCACCTCCTGCACCTGAAAGGTCTGACGGTTTGCCGGTTCAATGCGTAAAAAGGAACGGATCATGGTTCTGATTTTGTCACCTACTCTCATGTTGTCCTCCGATCTTATTTTTGTATGGAATCCATGCATACTGCACGGAATTAATCGTGTGGTCGTTTCGGTCCTCCGGTGTGTTGTCCTTGTCCTCACGCCAGCTGTAGGTATTCAGCTCGGCAATATAATGCGTACAGCTCTCCACAACGAGAAAGTCTTCATGAGCAAACCAACCGAGCTGTGTGTTGATGCGGTCGATGATCGTCATCTTTTTCCACGCAGGGACAGCGTTGTAGATGCAGCCATGCTGCCGTTTGTGCTTTGCAAACTCGGTCAGTGTGGCTTGATCCGCACTGTCAATGAACACATCCCGCGCAAATCCCCAGTCCGTCCGATTGCGGTCCAGAAACGCGATAAGATTCCGCACCGTATCGCTCGGTGCAATCGGCGTTTGCAACTCCGCGTTGTTGTAGACGCGCTCATCCAGCACAACGCAACGCCCGCGATTTGTGATGCCGAGAAAGCTCATGGCGATGGTATCTGGCGATTTCTGCGAATACGCTGTATCTACCGCCGCAGAAAAACGGATAAATTGCTCCTTACCCCGCTTTTTTCGATCCGGAATAAAGTCGCGCGCCTGCTCCAGCGTGATAACATGCCGCTTGGTCTCAAAATTTGAAAAGACCAGACCGGTTGCTCTCCCGCGCAGCCCGAGGATCTTGTTCTTGTACAGCTTTGTTCCCTTGGGTGCGGCATCCATCTTGCGCTCAATGTCATCATCCGTCAGGCTGAGATTATCCCGAAACGTAAAGAACCAGTACCGCCATTCTGGTACTGGTTCTTCAGTCAATTCTGCCATGATCTCTGGCGGAACGTCGGCTACGTATTTTTTATATGGGCGCGATCGGTTGACAAACTCCTTGTATACCGGAAGATTCGGGTCGTCCGGATTGAGCGTCGCCAGCAGGTAATCATTTCGAGTGGAAATCTCACGGACAAACTCAATGTTCGCTGTATTGATCTCGTCAATATACACACAGCCGAACTGTGATCCAAGTACCTGCAGCCATTTGTCGCGATTGTCATAGCCGAGTACGAAGATAATCTTGCTTTCAAATTTGATGTGCGGCAGCTTGTAGTCCCGATCACCATTGCCGCAGTAGTGTGCGTTGCTGTGCAGGTCAAGAATGCCATTGTCCTGTTGGATGATGTTTTTCTCTGCAGTACCGGTGCTCCGAGATGCAATGATGTGCAGCTTTTTATGCGACCGGCTGACCATCCGCATGAACTTGACGCCGGCGCCGACAGTCGTCTTGCCCGAAGCCGTTGTTCCTTCCAGGAATTCCGTCCGGACGCCTTCCGTCGTGTTGATGAAATCGATGTACTTGCGCGACAGCGGAAACAGCTTATTCACGCAGACCTTCACCGCCGATCTGACTCATAATGTCATCCAGCTTGCGGGACGACTCAACCGTTGCGTTGACCTTTACGGTGTACTCTCCAGTCATTTTGTTGAGCACATCAATCGCCTTGATGCGGTCTTTTGGCTCGACAGCGTTGTCGCCTGCCAAATCCGAAAGCAATTCCTGACGTTTGGCTGCGGTCAGAATACGCTCGTTCTGTGCGGAACCCGTCAGAGTCCGCAGATAGTCTGAAACTCCAACATTCTCCAACAATTCATGTGCTCGATGATTTGCATAGTTTTCAGAATATCCTGCTTTGATGGCACTCTGTACGACATTGCCGCACTGTGCATAGTATTCTGCAAATTTTCTCTGTCTGTCATTCAATGTCGTCACCGCCTTTGTATTTATTGCATAAAAAGACCGCCCATCGCTGGACGGTCTTTCCCGAGATATCAATCAAAAGAGAAAATTGAATTGTAGGATATTATGGCGTACCATCGCGGACTTGCACCGCCAGCGCCGGGCCGTATCGGCTGCGCATGGTACGTACCCGGAGTTACCCGGGTATCTGGAAATAGAGAGACGGTAGAAACCAGCTATCAAGCTGCCTTATACACAATTTCCACTGTAATCAATTTTACCATGTTTTTAGGATATTACTAGGATATATCCTAGGCAAGATTTTTCCGTATCAAGTAGTCACGTTTCAGCTTTCGAGCAATGCTGTCATCGCCGTATCCCATCTCATCCGCAACCTGCCGCCAGGACATCCCCTCAACGTAAAACAACATAAATACCTTCCGAGTTCTCGGCGGATCGACCTGGAAGCATATGCGTCTGCTCTCCTGCTGTAGCGCTTCAATCTCAGCACGTACCGTCTCAGAGCGCACTACAATCGCTTCTACGGCGTTTTTTTCTCCGCCTCCCGAAGGTGTTCCCGTGATTGAATTTGCTCTCACAGGTTCACTCAAAGCGACGAGCTGTGCATGTAAACGATGCAGCTGGTAGCGATTACGTTCCAGGGTTCCAATTTCTTTTTGTGTCACAAGCGACCTCCTGTTCCTTCCGCGCCTCGTCCTCGAATAAATACGGGATTTTTACACCGCAAATCTTCTCCAGCTTCTGGCGAAGTTTTTCATCCGCATACTCCTCGTCGGCACCCTGCGCCATCTCAGCCCATTCTTCCGATGCTTTCACGAGCTCGTTGAGATAGGCATAAATTCGCTTTGAACCAATACCAAACGCCGCATTACACGCCACGCAGGCAATCCACATGTCCCTCTGTCGTTGGCGCTCCCGGTCCAGCTCATGGGCCGCATCATGGACCCATTTCGCCTTTGCCATTGTCAGCGCCGTGTTGTGCTCCCGCCGACGCAACTTATTTCGTCTCTGTGCTCGGTTCATGCTTTTGTCCCGGTTCCTTCCGCTTTAATCAGCAGCATATATTCCGCCACGTTGCTCTTGCCGCTGGTTCTCTGGATGACGTCGATCTTCGCATGTAGCTTTTTGCAGGTCTTCCGCATCACAGCCAGATCTGGCCAGTAGTTTTGATACTTCGCGCCCTGGCGCCTGCGATCCTCCAACGGGATCACCTTCACCGGATCGTCCGATCTCATAAACTCCTGGATGACATCGCGGTACGGATAGTATTTCTTGTTTCCATTCTTTAGCTTATCCATGCTCTGTCTGAGTTGTTCATTCTCTCTCTCCAGATCGTCACACCGCGCAGATGTCGCGTCAAGCGATTCCACCAGCAACTTTTCTTTGGAGTACGCCTCGAACAGCTTTGCTTCTACGGCGCTCAGCCGCTGTGCTCCATCCTCAAGCGCTTTGCGAAGCTCTCCGCTTGTTCGTCTGCTAAATCTCAGCAGTGTGTTAATTATATGCATCGTCTCTTCCTGTTTGTAATTGTTCATGCGATTTGGCTCCTCCCTCAGAACGGCACTTCGCCGTCGTCTTCGATCTCACTGTAATCCTCTCCGTCCACATTTGGCACGCCTCTTGACTGCCCTGACTTACTCGTGTCCTGTTTGCTGCCGCAGAAATTGACCTCCTCCACAACAACCTCAATCGACGTCCGGTTGTTGCCCTGCTTGTCCTGCCAGCGCCGGGACTGCAACATGCCAGATATCAGCACCTGCTGCCCCTTGTCAAACCACTTGGACAAAAACTCCGCGTTGTATCTCCATGCAACCAGATCAAAAAAATCGGTCTCCCGTTCCTGCCCCTTGGCTGCTCTGCTGCGCTCTACCGCCAGGGACGCACTAGCAACCGGCGTATTGTTCTGGGTGTATCTCAGTTCAGGGGCGCGTGTCAAACGCCCCTGTAGAATCACTTTGTTCAGCATGTTGTCTCCTTTCTGCCCTGCATCTGCATCATCCAGTCACGCTCCCAATCTGCAAGCGGCTCATCCGGTGGCGGATTGTATTTGTCTGTCTGCGGCTGATACTTCTCCGGTACTCCGCTTCGTTCCCATCTGCGCAGGATCGTCGTTGCATATCCCTCCGGATTGCGTGCCTTGCTACTCTCATCCAGAGCAGCGCACACGATATCAGCCGAGAATCCCATCTGATCCACCCGTCGGAGAAATTCTTCGGATGGCACTCTGCCAAACCTTGCATGAAATGCTCTTGCGATGCATGCAGCAGGCGCAGCAGACGTGGGAGTCTCTTCTGTTTCTGCTTCTGCTTCTGTTTCTGCTTCTGCTTCTGTTTCTGCTTCTGCTTCTGTTTCTGCTTCTGTTTCTGCTTCTGCTTCTACTTCTCTTCCCTTCTTCTTCTCTTCTGCTTCTCTTCTCTTGGTATTTTTGGTATCCGAGCGTATACCGTCGTATTCGCTGGTATTCTCGTCAGACAAAGTCTTATTCCAACGTTTGGCTATATTCCTCCGATTCTTCTCGCAGGTTGCATTATATTTATCCAGACTTTCGTCAATATCTTTGCGAAAAACATTAAATGCCAAGCCAAGAATACTGTCATTATTCCCAGGAAGTACCCCTTCATCTGCGTATGCAAACAACTGTGTAAAAAGCTCCCCGCGCTGCTCCATTCCCATGTACTGGAGCATATCTCGGTTGCGAAAAAACACAGGGAAAAATGGTCGCGCCACAAAATCACCTCCTTTTGCTCCGGTCACTCCTTGCAGACCACAATTTCGACACCCGGCAAGTGTCTGCGAAACTGCGCGCAGAATCGCCCTGCATCTCCGCTGGCGGATGACATATGCATTAAGTAAATCGTTTGCGTCTTCCTCAAATCCAGCTTTTTGATATATTTTATTGCTGTTTCCACTTCCATATGCGTCCGCCGAATTCGGTACTTAGTCTTATCCGGTAATCGAGTTAACTTCCCCAGCAAATCGTCTGCATAATTGCACTCTATCGCAATATGCGTCAGTCCGGGAACAATATAATTTAGATTTACCGTGTCAATTGCAAACAACAGTTTTTCACCTGTTCGGATATCCTGCAATAGATAACCAAACGGTTGTGCAGCATCATGAAATACCTCGAATGCCATAACGCGCAAATGTTCTGTAATATGTACCGTTTCTCCCGGCTCCAGTACCAGTGCATCTCCTAACTCCAAAGCACGTGCCGTCCCTTCCGACATATAAACCGGCAAGCCTGCGCGAATCAATTGCCCGGCACATTTTGCATGATCACTGTGCTCATGCGTTACAAACGCTGCTGCCAGCGACGACAGCGGCACAGGAGCACGTTTCCGCAGCTCCTTGTGTGTTAACCCGCATTCCATCAAAATTGAACTGTCGCCGTCTGAGACGAGATACGCGTTCCCCTTACTGGAAGATGCCAGCGGATAAAAGGTCATATCGGGCACTCCTCTTCCTCATTTTCCTCCGGAAAATCCAGTTTTTGTTCCGGAAGATTCTCTGCATACTGTGTACTGGACTTGATTTTCTTCTGAATCCATTCTGGCAGTTTTTTCAGTACTGCTTCGTCCCGATCATCAATGTCAAAAATCAGAACCTCGCTGTCACTCTTCGGAGACGGAAGTCCTTTTGGCATCGGTGAAATCCCTTCAATCTGGTTATATGTTCCACTTTTCCCCTCTCGGATAATAACTGTCAGCATGCATGCTTTTCCCGCCATGCTGCGGACATCAAATCCATCGCCCTCTTCATCCAATTCTTCCTCGCTGAACGGTTTCGCACGCCAGCTGACCAAATCCTTATACAACTTTGCCTTTTCATTCAGGCTGGCTGTGTATTCTTTGCTCAGCCAACGCGGCTTTTGTTCGCCGTCCACATCCACGGTTTCATCTGGAATTTCAAACAACAGCATTAGCTTGTCGCTGTAATTCTTAAAATTCTGATTGTACTGCTCCCCAACGTCGATCACGCCGACGCATATTGCCATATATGTACCGCCCTCAATCGGTGGTATTTTTGTA